TTTAACAGAGGCACAAGCTGAAAAGCTGAAACCCAAAAAAACATCCACTTCTAAAACTGCTGTTAAGGCAAAACCAAAGGTAACAAACGATGAGTAGACTAGCTAAAAATATGGGGCTAACCGCCAAAATCGAAACGACATACGGTGTCGATGCACTGCCTGATCCAACAGTTAATGCAATCTTAACTAAAGGTCTTTCACCTTCGCCTTATCAGGGCAATACAGTAAGCCGTGATTTGGTTCGTTCCACGTTAGGTGCAGAAGAATCCATTAATACTAATCCATACAGCACTGTTTCTTTTGAAGTAGAGCTTGCAGGTTCTGGTGTAGCAGGAACAGCGCCAGCGGTTGGCGTATTGTTACGTTCTTGTGGTATGTCTGAGACGATTGATACCGCAATTGGTCTTGAGAGTGTGGCTTATGATCCTGTATCTGGTGGGTTTGAATCAGCCACTTTGTATTTTTACCGTGATGGTGAATTGCATAAGATGCCAGGGGCACGTGGCACAGTAAGTGTAGGGCTTTCTGCACAAGGTTTGCCAACGCTTAACTTTACATTTACTGGCTTCTATCGCCGACCTGTAACAGTCACCATGCCTGTCTTTAATGTTGATGCATTCCAGTATCCATTGCCAGTGACTAAAACCAATACACCAACTTTCAGCGTAATCGGTTACAACGCCATTGCCAGTGACTTCAGTTTTGATCTAAGCAATAGTGTCTCAGCGCGTAACCTAATTGGCTTGAATGAAGTGGTCTTAACAGATCGTTCTGTATCAGGTTCCTTAACAGTCGATGCGCCTGATCTAGCCACCAAAGACTTCTATGCTGATGTTGAATCACATGCGGGTGTCACAACAGGCGCCTTGCAAGTTATTCACGGCATTACCGTCGGAAACATTGTGCAGATCGATGCGCCAAAGATTCAGCTAACAAACATTTCGCATGCAGAAGCAGACGGCGTTTTGCAGTACAGCTTAAGTACTATCTTTATCCCAGTTGCTGGTGATGACGAAATTAAGATTACTTTTAAATAATTGAACTATCCGGAAATTCCGGATAGTTGCTACCCAACACCTTTGGTGTGGCGGTGCTTGCTGTTGTCCGTGGCAGGCATTGTCTTTAAATTCGCACGTTTTGTGCATAACGGATAAATCAATTTAACGGATAAAAGGATAAATATCATGGCATTTGTAATGAAACCAAAAGCATCTTTAAAAACTAAAGTTGTCGTGACTGAGCGTGGTGATTTCGGCAAAGAAGAGAAGTCCGATTTTGTAATAGATTTCCGCAAATTAAGCGTTGCTGATCTGCTAGAAATTCGCACACTCGGTAAAGGAGAAGATGCTTTCTCCGATGAAGTTTTTGAAAAGATTTCAGAAACCATTAAAGGTTGGGAAGGTGTGCTGACATCTGAAAAAGAAGAGATGCCATTCAGTAACACCAACTTATGGATGTTGCTCGATTGGACCGAAGCCAGACGTGCAATCTTCTTTGCTTTCTGGGAAGTTCAAAACGGTCACATCTCAAAAAACTAATTGAAGCTGGGGAGTATTGGGCGGCACCAAAACGCCATACCGATACAGACCTGGCAGAGATAAAGGCGCTTGGATTTCCAGTAGAAGAGTTGCCAGATTTTGAAGTGTTCGAAGAAAACTGGCCAGCGCTTCAGTTGTTTTTAAATTGCACAACTCAGTGGCGCTATGCCGGAATGTCCGGCACGCCATCGGGTATTGATTACACCTCTTTAAAGTCCGTAATGGATATGCAGGGAGTGATGGACCAACCAAATAGGTTTCAACAAATTCAGCTTATAGAGCGCGGTGCTTTACAAGAAATTAGTAAGGGTAAGTGATGGCAGGCAAAAACTACAAAACCGGCATTATTCTCACAGGTGACTCTAAGGGCGCTGTCAAAGCGGTTGAAGGCACCGATACCAAACTTAAGCATTTGAATTCAACGGGTAAGCGCACCTCTAAATCTATGAAAGAGGTGGGTGAATCTGCCAAATCCATGGCTAAGAATGTAGCGGCGGTGGGTGCTGCGGCGGCAACGGCTGCGGCCGCTTATGTAATTCATAATGCCGGTCAAATCAAGCAACAGCAAATGTATGCTGATGCTATTGGTGTCAGCTCACAATCTATGTCTAGCTTGGCTTATGCATCACGTGACACGATTGTGACTCAAGAAAAATTGGGGGATATTCTAAAAGATACCTCAGAGAAAATTGGTGATTACATTGTTACGGGTGGCGGTGCGGCCGCCGATACTTTGGACCGTTTAAATTTAAGCGCCAAAGACTTGGCAGGTTTATCGCCAGATCAGCAGCTTCTAAAGATTGCTGGTGCATTAGATCAGGTTGGTACTAAATCAGAAAAGATTTTTCTTTTAGAAAATCTAGCCTCTGATGCCAGCTTACTTTTGCCAGTGCTTGAAGATGGTGCGACGGGTTTACGCGCAGCGCAAAAAGAAGCGGTAGCGTTAGGAATTAGTCTATCTGATATTGATAGCTCTATGGTTGCTCAGTCCTCTTCTGACTTTGGGCGTTTAACGTCCGCTGCAGGTGGTTTCGGTAATATCCTAACGGCCGAAGTAATGCCAGTTTTTGGGGCTTACGCTGGCATGGTAGTTGACTCAATCGTGCAGACAGACAGTTTGCACGTGTCAACTCTTAATCTTGCTGAAAGCATTGTTGAAATGGTTAGCGATATATCTTGGGTATTTAAGGCATCAAGTGCCGGTTTTGGCGCCATGGAAGTCGATGTTGTGTCTGCTGCTGTGGCATTAAAGAAAGCCAAATATGAGCTGGTCGACGGCTCCATGTTTGTCAGTGATGAAACTCAGGTTAAGTATCTTCAAGAATACATGGAGGCGTTTAATTACTTGGGTGAGCTGGAGGCTGAGCAAGCTAACAGAGTCGACGCCGCTAATGAAGATATGAGCGCCGGCATTCGTGCACGTATTGCAGACTATAAATTAGAGGCACAATTCAAACAAGAGCTGATCGATTTAGGCTTTACTGAAAGCACGGTTATTGGCGATACGACAGGTCAAACAAATGAAAAAACAGAGGCTCAAAAAGCAGCTTATGAATACCAAAAAGAACAAGATGCGGCATGGATTAAAGCCTCTAAATCCTATCATGCTGAATATCGTGCAGAGCTTGAGGAAGATGCACGCATAGCAACTGAATTGTTTACTAATACTCAAAATTCTCAATGGGATGCAGACAATCGTGCGTTCGATAAGCTAGATGCCCAAGATGCGTTGTTGGCCCAATCGCAAGAGATGGCAGACTCGGTAGATCAGTACGGCGATGCCTGGACCCGCACCGGTGATAAGGCGCTTGATGCATTAGGCTCTATGTTATCCATGATGGATAAAGTAGGCGCAAACGACAAAGAATACGCAGATCAAATGCAGGCAATGCGCTCGGAAGGATTAGATCAAACCAAAGAGTTTACAAAGCTAGAGGAAGCTAGAGCTAAGAACTCAATTAGTGGTTCATTATCAATGCTTGATGCATCCGTTGCCATGTATGAAGAAGGTTCAGCAGCACAGCAAGCGGCACATAATGCAAGCTTAGTATTTCATGCTATTCAAATGGCTATGGATATTCAAAAGGCTATCTCAGCGGCAACGGTTGCAGTCGTTACCCAGGGTGAAGGTGAGCCTTACTCAGCGTGGGCACGTATTGCGGCTATGAGTGTGATGATGGGAGGATTGCTCTCTCAAATCGGTGCATCATTTGGTGGGGCTTCAGGCTCTACCAGCGCAAGCTATGACCAAATTACACAATCAGATTCAGGTGTATTAGGTGGCGGTCAATCAAATGCACTAGGTAATCTCAGCGAAAAACTACAAGAAGTTAATGCAGACCAATACTCTGAATTACGTGATATAAACAAGAACACTAAGTTCATGAGTGAGGCTCTAACTTCTGCCACCGGCGCGCTTTATTCTACTGGTGATATTACGGGGCTTAGTGCTGACCTTAGCGGCTTTGAAGCTTCGGGCATTAAGGGCATGGTTAGCACTTTATATGATCCTATGAGTGCAAGTCATCTGCTCGGTGATGGTATTGGTAATGCGCTTGACAAGATGGACATAGGCGGAGGATTAATTTCTGGCCTATTTAGTTCGGTATTTGGCGGCGGCACTAAAACAACCTCACAAGGGTATGGTCTAAACGTTGGCGGTAGCATTGGCAACGTAGGTACTAGTGGCTATCAGTCTATGAAGAAAAGGACCGATGGCGGTTGGTTTGGAAAGTCTAAGACAAGCTATTATGATGTCAGGAGCGGCGTTTCACCTCAAGTAAGCAAAGCAATCAATGATACCTTCAACTATGTTGGAGATTCATTAACTGAGTTTGGTGATCTGCTTGATATAAACGTATCAGGAATGGTTGATGATCTTAGGGTAACGACTGGCAAGATTGGGCTATCTGGTAAATCATCAGCAGCCGTTCAAGATGCTTTAACAAATGCAATTAACATCCAGTCCGATAAATGGGCTTATGAATTATTCAGCGAAGTAATAAACCAATATCAAGCCCTTAATGAGTCAGCATTTGACACGCTGTCAAGGCTATCCATTGACCAGGCTGTTGTTGGGGATATATTAGAAACAACCGGCCAGGACATTGGCACAAACATGGTCACAAGCCTAGTAAAAACGGGCGAAGAGACTATTAAGGTTGCAGATGAAGTATCTATGGCTTGGTGGGGGTTTACGTGGGTAATTAAAGAAGCTGTTTACGAGCAGAGAAACTTGTATAAGTCAGTAACAAAAGAGGTCAAGGCAAACGCAGTATCAGTATCAGAAGCACTAATTAATGTTGCTGGCGGCCTTGAAATCCTAACAGATGCAGCGGCTGCTTATTACGATAATTTTTATAGTGATGCAGAAAAACAGCAACGACTATATGAACAGCTTACCGGCGCAATGAGTAGCATTAACTTAGCACTTCCAGAAACAAGTGAAGGTTACCGATCATTAGTTGAGTCGTTTAACTTAGGAACGGAATCAGGCCAGCAAGCTTATGTAACAATGCTAAAGCTATCTGATAGTGCTAGCTCTTACTATGATGAACTTGAAAGCTTACAACAAGATTATTTAGATGCACAAATTGAGTCTGCAAACACTCAAATTGATCTAGTTACAGCAACTATCAGCGCATATCAAAGTCTTAGCGATGCACTGCAAAGTACTTACAATACGATAACAGGCGGTAGTTCTGCAAGTTCAATGGACTATATGAGCGCGCAAAGCGCATTGTCTGGTGCTTTAGATGGTGCTCGTAACGGCTCAATCCCTGAGTTGTCCTCTATTCAAGATGCGTTATCAGTTGTCGGCCAAAACTCAACAGCCGGTTATGCCTCTTATGAAGATTATCAACGTGATCAAATGACAACAGCGGGCATGATTGACGGCTTAATTGGTTATACCGATGCCGCCATTAGTGTTGAAGACAGCATGTTAAGTGAGCTAGAAAAGCAAACAGCACTTTTAAATGGAGTAGATATCGTTGGCACTGCGAATGGTTCACATGCCACAGGTATTGCGCGAATTCCTTTTGATGGATACCTTGCTGAGACACACAAAGATGAAGCGATTATCGATGCTCGTACAATGCAAGGTTTGCGTAAATATGGCGTTAATACCGGGCAATCAAATAACTCAGAATTGGTGGTAGAGGTTAAGGCGATGCGTATGGATATGAATCGCCTTCAGTCAGAAAATAACCGCTTAACACTTGCCGTCGCTAACCATGTTTATGACGTGTCAGGCAATACTAGTCGCATCTACAATGATGGAATTAGTGTCTTAAATACTGTTAAAACGGAGGCTGTAGTATGAGTGTAGTGGTATGCAAATCTTATGCAATTGGACAGGAGAATATCTTATCTAGCAGTTTACCAGCTAACGATTACCAGGCCTGGTCAGCTGGCAGTTATTTGGTTGATGATTTAGTCACACACAATAGCCACAACTGGCAGGTAATCAATCAGTCTGGTACAAGTGATGAGCCATCACTAATAAGTACTGACTGGTTCGATCTAGGCTTGATAAATATCTTACGACCGTTTGACATTAGTTCTGATACAACCGCTCAATCTATAACTCCAATTACTTACACGCTAAAAATACCAGATAAGCTCGTTAATTCCATTGGTTTTTTACAGGTTGAAGCTGAAAGCATTGACCTAGTTATTACTGATGCAATAGAAGGCATTGTCTATTCGAATACTTATAGCATGGTAGATATTGGCTGCGATGATGTAGTCAGTTATTGGTTTGACGATTACCAATACTTTGATCGTCAGGTAGATATTGAGCTACCGCCTTACTACGGCTGTGAAATCAGTATTACCATTAACCCATCAGTAGATACTAATATTGCCTCAATTGCGGTGCTTGCACTGGCAGTGCAAAAAGTAATTGGTGGTCTTGAATGGGGTTATGAGACAGGTATTGAGGATTATTCTACCGTAAACAGAGATCCTGATTTTGGCACAGTAGGCATAGTTAAGCGCAACTATGTTGATAAAAATAACTTTTCAATTGTATGTGATACAAACCAGATGTATTCCATAAAGCAAGCTTTACTAAAACTGCGTGCTACGCCATGTTTATGGGTAGGTTCACCAGATAGGCCGGAAACTATTGTGTGGGGAATTTATGCAGGCCTTGGCATGGTAGCGGGCAATGCTCGCTTTTCAAACTTTAGATTAGAACTTAAAGGAGTCTTATAGTGACTACAGTAAGAACATTGCTATACCCAGGCGATAGAGGGTTACCACGTGCGGAATTAACAGCTGCATTTAATGCATTTTTTAGCAATCTTAGTGGCTATGGCCAAGAGTTGAATGCAGTTGCAGATGAGGTTAATACAAATTCCGATGCGTCAACTTCGGCGGCCTTATTAGCATCTAGCTCAAAGGCCGATGCACAAGCAAGTGCAAAAATGGTTATGGATTCTATATCCGATGCATTAACCGCTCAAAATGCCTCAGAGGCTGCGAGAGATGCAACCATTTTGGCAGTAAGTGAGGTCGGTGTTTTAGAAGTTGCAAGGATGCAATCCTATAACAACCGTAATGCAATGACATACTTTGATCTAAACCCCCTTTAGGAGATATATATATGGGCTATACGCAAACACGACAAGCAGCACTAGCAAAAATACAGGCTATTGCAGAAACAGAGTCAGACTTACAGAAATTAAGCTATGCCTGCGCGGCTGTAAAAGAACTAGCAGATGGAGATTTTGTCGTAGGAGTTGAAGACGTAAAAGTTTTGCTTGCATCAAGATTGCTTACTGTAATCAATACGTCAACTAGCCTTGAAGATATTGCCTATGCCTCAAAAGCCATTACAAAGCTAGAAGTGTCAGCGAATGATATTGCAACCAGTGAGGCTTATACAATAGGCACGCCAGGTGTTATCGGGTTTGGTGTAGGTGCTCTACGCACAGAGCAAGTTCCGGTAGGATTCACTCTGCCAACAGGTCATGCAGATAGACTAAGCCCAAACTACGGACTTGTAATTGATGCCCAAGGCTCATACATGCGTTTTATTCCAAAATTCTATTTTAGATGGAATGGCAATAATGCCGAGGTTCGTACAACGCCAGCGACAGGGTTTGCGCTTCATGAGGCATTTAGGTATTGCGACATTGGATTTTTAAGAGATACAACGCACGTTAGCATTATTGGCGGAAAACCTATTGCGGTGCCAGGTACTGCCCCTGCTTCAACACATGCAGCTAACAATGGTATTGGGCAACTAGTTGGTATTAATAATACTTACAAAGACTTAATCACTGCATTTAAAGACCATCGCTCTATAGAACATCACGTTGAAAGCATCTTTGAAAGCAATGCATTAGCTATTTTAGCCAAGGCACACTCAGCCGCTGCTTCAAGTGTTTTCGAGTGCGCATTTAATGATGTGGTCCCTTATCTTCCAAAGGGAAATAATAATAATGCTTTAAAAGACTCAAGTGATCCAAGCGTTGTATTTCAGTATGCCGGCAATGAGGCTTATCCAGCATGCGCTTTAACAGCCAGTGCAAGCAACTTGGCAAAAACTACGCACAATGGGCAAGCCTGTGGCGTGGCGGATGTCAATGGTAATTTATGGCGTGTTAATGTTGGTATGACCAAAGCAAATGAGACGGATGGCATTTTTCAAATACTAAAAACAACAGTTAATCCAAATGATCTAACAGCTTTAAATTTACACGATATTGCAAACTACGATGATATTGATTTAAGCGCACTTATGCCAACTATAGATGATGTTGATTGGCAATACGGCAACGGCGCAAGTCAAGTGTTCAGTTCCAATCAAACAACCAGTGGAACTGATGATGATTTAAGAGTTACATGCGCTGGGTTCCCACTGGTAACAGGCATGTCAAGCGGTGGGACTGATGCTTTCGGTTCCGATACATTGTACCGAAAATGGAAAACAAACCTCCTGCCTATTGTTGGTGGCTATTGGAACAACTCGTCCAATGCCGGGGTTTTTGCTCGCGCCTTGAGCTATCGCTCGTCGAACTCGGACATCCGTGTTGGCGGCGCCGCCTGTGTTTCCTTGTAGTGTTGAGCGATAGCGATGGCACTTTCAATATCAGACGTAGCACTTAACCGTAAATTTTTAGAGATGATTAAGCTGCTAAATATTTACTTAAACCACTTCCCAAAACATGAAAAGTTTGCACTCTCTAATCGTATGCGCAATACAGCATATGATATGTTTGACTTTATCACTGAGGGGCAAAAGCGGTATCACAAAAAAACAACTTTGCAAAATCTAGACATAAAACATCAACAGCTAAGAATGCAAATATATCTTGCAAGTGAGCTTGGTTACTTTGAATGTAAAGATGGCGCAAAAACAACTGAGACAAGCGAGCGATTATTAAGAATAACTGCTGTGCTTGATGAGGTTGGAAAGTTGATTGGTGCTTGGATGAAGTCAAAAGACTTTATATGGGCACCTTCAAATGGGTAAGCGCATCAACCTGCCTATTGTTGGTGGCAATTGGAACAACTCGTCCAATGCCGGGGTTTTTGCTCGCAACTTGAACAATCACTCGTCGAACTCGAACAACAATGTTGGCGGCGCCGACTCTGAACCATTCCTAAAAACCTTCACAGGTATATTGGATCACAGGGATGCACTATCCAGCGATAAGCGAACTAGATCAGGTAGGTTAATTTGAGTAGCTTAAATGCCGAAAATCTTAACCGGCCACCCAAACAACCTAAGCGGATTGGTAATCTATATCAGTCCGTATTTACAAAAGAAGCATTATACCAAGCTTACTTAATAGCCAGGAAAGGCAAGCGCAAAAAAGTAGAATGCTTTGAATTTGAGCTAAAGATTGGTGCAGAAATTAATGCACTACACCATGAGCTTGAAAGCGGTAGTTACCAGCCAAGACCTTTGAAAAAGTTTGAAGTTTTTGAGCCTAAAAAGCGAACTATCCATGCCCCGCACTTTAGAGATTTAGTTGTGCAGCATGCTATCTACGCAGTCATTTACCCAATTTTTGATAAGTCATTCATAGATCAGTCTTTTGCTTGCCGTAAAGGAATGGGCACGCATAAGGCAAGCATCTTTACGCAAAATGCAATGCGCCAGTGCAGCGGAGAGCTATATTATGCCAAGCTAGATGTGCGAAAGTTTTTCTATAGCATTGATAGGGATATATTGCGAAAGCAACTCGAGCGCAAGATTAAAGATAGTCGCTTAATAGAGTTAATGATTAAATTTGCAATAACCGAAGACGATAAAGGGATTCCAATTGGCAACTTGCTAAGTCAGATTTACTCATTAATTGTCTTGAATGACCTTGACCATTTTGCAAAACGTACACTTAAGATTAAGCGCTACGTTAGATATGTAGATGACTTCATCGCCATTGGCTTAACTCTAGAGCAAGCAAAGGAATTTAAAGAGAAGTGCGAGGGTTTTTTAGCAGAGAATCTAGGGCTTGAGTTAAGCCACTGGACAATCGCTAAGATAAAAAACGGTATCAACTTTGTCGGATATCGAACATGGCGAAGCGTTAAATTTGTACGGCGCCATAGTGTTGCAAAATTTAAAAAGGCCGTAAAGCAATCGCAATTAGCATCAGTCATAAGCCTGATTGGACACGCGCAACACAGCGCAACTCTAGTTTTTTACAGCCATTACTTACAACAAAATAACTTCTTGCAAAACCTACCACCACGGAGCATAGAAAAATGTCGAGATATTTTAAATACACACCCAGCCAAAACGAATTCACAACGCTGCGCTTCCAAGACGACGGGGCCCATAGCTTAACGATCAAAACATTCGATACAAATGCGCTCTTAATTGATGGTGACGAACCAGAGATCGTGGCAATTGTTCAGCAGCAGCCCATTGAGATAGGATTTACTGAAATCTATTTTGACGAATTCTTTTTGCTTGCGTCACAATCAAGCCAAGCAAAGTTCATGCTAGAGAATTCAGCAAAAAAGTTTAAAGAGGATTGTGGTGGCCTCACCAACCAAGCCTCAACAAACGAAATGCTAAGCTGGGAAAAGCAAGAAATGCGCGCGCGTAAATACCTAGAAGACCCACTAGTGGGTTGCCCACAGCTTGATATGCTCGCACTAAGCCGTGGACTTGGTGAAACGGTAGACCAGTTAGCGCAAAAGATTGTTGCTAATGCGGAAGCTTACGAGACAGCTTACTTTGCTTTGCTTGGTAAATATCAACAGAAAAAGAAAGCGGTGTTCGAGGTCTGATATGCAAGTCGCATTCTACAAGGGTAAAGGTAATAAATTCAACAAGCTAATACGATGGTGGACTAGATCAGAGTATTCACATGTTGAGTTGGTTGTCGGTAGCACTTGGTACTCATCAAGCCATACGGATAGTGGGGTCCGCTCTAAGCGTATAACTGGCAACTTAGGTCATTGGGATATTTACGATATTCCACATTGCGAAGAGTATGCATTGGATGTTTACTCAGGCGCGGTGGGTGATGCTTACGATTGGACTGGGATAATTGGCTCACAGATATTACCGTTTGGAATTCAGTGGCCTTATGCTTACTTCTGTTCTGAGTTGGTTGGTGAGATGATTGGGATTGAGAAGCCCCATAGGTATTCGCCTGGTAATCTTTATGACTTGCTAAAACAGCACTCAAAACTCAAGCCGCTTAATGCGGTTTTTTAATGCCTAAATAATTTCCCCCAGATAAAATATAAACAACGCTTTAAAAGGCTTAAAAGGCTATACGCTTGGGGGAAGTTTATAGATAACTTATTGAATTAAAATAAGTTACAACTAGGCTGGGGGTCAAGAGGTCGCAGGTTCAAATCCTGTCACTCCGACCACTATCCATGCGGGTTTAAGAGGTTTTGAGATTTGCTGTTATTTCATTTTCCCCCATATTTTCCCCCACACTTCTCGTTTTTATCCTATTTTGTCGCTTCGACTTCCTTAATTCCTCTCATATAAACGGCCTTGGCTTTCTCTGATTTGTGTCCTGATTCGTGTGTCTTGTGGCTTGTTACGCCATACGCTTTTAGATCATGGAAGGTGAAGGTATCTTCTCGTTGCACGATCCCTTTTTCTATTAGCTTGCGCTTCAGTCTTTGCCATTGTGAGTTTAGACCTGTCTTTGAATAGCGAACACCATTTGAATTGATGAACAAAAACTTGTGCATTGGTATTGGTCGGCGATTACTTACCAGCTTATCTGTTATTTGTTTGCGGATCAGGCGTGCGTCATCGATGGCGGACTTTAGTTCGGTACTCCAATTGGTCCACTCTGGCATACTGCCTTTTGATCTGTCTACGAACACGCCTTTTTGGTCATCTACTTTATCAAATGTTAGGCTAAAGACTTCTTCACGTCTTGCACGGCATAGGAATGCAATGCGGATGGCAGGGTTGAGCATGGTGCCTTTTGTTTCGTCTAGCAGCGCATTGTATTCTTTGGCACTGATTAATCTAGTGCGTGCCTTTTCTGGGTTACGTCTTACGCCTTTGCAGGGGTTTCCGCTTACCATATCTCGCTCGTATGCCCATCCAAAAACGGTGCTGATTAGTTTCATTTCACGATTGCCAGAAACAGGTGATCCATCTTGCAGGCGTTTGTCTAAGTATTTGCGGACGGCACCTGGTGTGATTGATTCAAACGTCACGTCTCCGAATAGCTTGCCATTTTTTAGTTGGGTTTCAAGTATGGTTTTAGAGTGGACTTCATAGCCTAGCTTTGTGTTGTAGCTTAAGTTGATAAAGCGCTGGCTTTTAAAGTATTTTTTGAACAGGCTTTTTAATGTATTGCTAGGTGCGTTCTGCATCGATTCAACAACTGAGTGCAGTAAGGAGCAGGTGCAATCTTCTCTGAGCAATTTGTTGTTATCGCGCAGCGGGGTTTCTGAGCGTTTGCCGTCGACGGATTGGCGATAAACCCAACGGCCTTTTTTAAAGCTTGCGCCATTGGGTGGGCGCGTGCAGGTTGTCTCAGTATTAGAAGTCGATTGCCTCTGGTTTGTCATGTCTATTTATCCCTACAATTACGCTATCAATGGCCGCCACAGTGGTGATTGGTACGCCACCTTTTCCAGTTTCGTACAATATCCCTTTTTTTTCAAGCCATTTTATTATCTCTGATTTCTGTTTATACCCTGACCAGGCCTGGAGGTCAGAGAATGTTACGAGGTTTGGCATGGCTCAATGTCCTTTGCTTGCGCTCTAAGTTTAGTCGTTACTTCTTGAGAGTATATTTCTACATCACTAAAATCCCAAGCTGTAGGAATCTCTTTTGATTCTTCACTAATTGCAGAATCAATAAACGCATCAATCACATCAGCATCATGAAGCATGAGTGATTGCTTTGGTGATTGAGCTAATAACTTTGCACCTAACAACATTACACCAACTCCTTCATCTGCTCCACTTTCATGGTAGTCGGCAAGAGTTTCATCAACAAACCTGGTTAATGCCTCACAGTGCGCCTTTAATTCATCACGCTCTTTGGTAACTTTGCAAAGTTCAACCCATGCCGCCTGTGCTGCTTGGTTGCCACTTTGGTAGGTGATTCTCCATTGGTCGTATGTCATCACGCAGACTCCTTTAGTTTGGTTGCACCGGCTTGCACTTTGGCGATCAGTTTGATGGTCGGCTGCAGTTCTGGTGGGTAGCTGCTTAGTTTCATTTTGTTGCGCCTTACATGTTCTTGACGGCTAATCATTTCTAGGTTTTCGATATTGCAGTTGGTGGCATCGCCATCGATAAAGGTTATGATCGAATTGTTTGGCAATGGTCCATTGTGCTCAAGCCAGATAACTCGGTGTTTTAGTTCGAATACGTTTGGCTCTTTTGTCTTAATTTCAATATAGCCGTCACGACTGGTGCGTATGTGGCCTATTGGTTTCCAGTTTAGTGGGCGGTTGCCTTTTTTAAAGCTGGTCTTATTCGCGCTGGTTAGGCCTTTGGTATCTTTATTCCAGGTTTTATGCCCAGGTTTAAATTGAGAGTCTCGGCCTGACTTGAACTTAAACCGCTTGCAAGCTGAGTGAATGCAGTCATAGGATATATCGGTGTCAAAGTGTTTATTAAATGCCACTGTTAAGTCAGCACGGCTCTGATTTTGGTTATCGCGCAGATAGTCCTTATGTGCTTGGGTATATTTCATTGCGTACCACCTGCGTGTAGAGGTAGTGCTTTTGGTTTTAGAATGCCTGGGAGTTCTTCAATTTGGCTCTCCCAGATTAATTTCTTAGCTTCTAATTCAATCTTGGCATTTTCTGCTAGCCGGCTAGCGATCAATGCGATTGATTTTGACTTGCTTACTTCATCGGCGACTTGATCACTGGTTAGTTCTTCATTCCCCAAACGTTCAAGTTGAGCAAATAGATGGTTGTTTAGGTCGTTCATTGAGTTTTTCATTTTTACTCTTCTCCAAGATCAGGTTTAAAGCCGATTACCACTTGGTTTTGTGGTTGGTTGTGAGTTGATACATGGGTTATAACTGCATTTATTGCTCTTCCTGTATACCCTGTAATTTGTGCTCTCTGAGGGTCAATTTCTCTAAGGCAAAGGTTATCTCCTTTTTGGAATCCACGGTCGGTGTTATCACGAACTGTGAATAGCTTTGTTCCATCTATTGTCTGTTGAAAGTGTGCTGTAGTTGTTTTCAATTCGTGGTTCATGCTGAATCCTTTAACTATTTTTAATGAAGCTTTGCAACTTGTGGAAGTCGTAACCTGAGCAATCTTTAAATAGATCGTGCAAAACTACTTCTGCGGGTATTCCTGTAGTGCTCATATCCCACCAAGCACTTTCAGCATCGCTATCATTGTTATTTAAGTGGCCAGGCCTGGTTCTTAATTCATCCACTAAGTCCTCAGTGTCAAAATCATCTAATTCAACTTCGATGGTTACAGTTGCCATTTTTAAGCTCCTAAGCGCTGTTTACGTTGTCGTGTTTTGTATCGGTCGATGGCTTTGCTTGAATCAAGTTGAGAATTAAAGGATCCTAGCTTGGTGCCGTTTACCGTTGCGTGGTATTGCTTGCCGTCGTAGTAGGTCATTGTTCAATTTCACGTGTCATTGTTGGTACTTCACACCAAATAGTTCGATCACTTACTAAGCATGATTCAAAAGCCTTATCACCTTTATTTACCCACTGACTTGCTATTGGATTAAATGGAGCGATCCCAACAAAAAGAGTTTGCTTTATTTTTTTAGGCTTAATTCGATATTTAGGGCTAGTCCATCTTGGATCGCTTGCACTAATCCATTCACCGTTAAATACTTCAATCTCAGCACCATCAGCCCAAGCCTTAATCAATTTACAATGTTTATGTTTCATAACTTTATTCAATTCCTTATTTTTCTTGGCTTGCAGTGCTTTCTCTAAGTTTTTAAGGGCGCGTTCTTCTTCTGAAGAAGATGAACCTATATTTATTCCATTTAGCGTTACGCTGTATTTTTTTAAATTTAAGATAGTCATTGTTTTGTGTCACTGATTAGGTCTAAAGCATCCCAGCCGGTTAGTTCTTTTTTGGCTTGGCGGTCTTCTATTGCTCGGCGTGCTTTCCAGGTGACTACGTTCTTTTTTGACGGTTGCTGGTAGTCCTGGTTGTTGGTTGCAAATGGAAAGTTAAACGTCGCTTGGGCTTGGTGTTGTTGCATGATTAATCCTTATGCGCTTTTAGAGTGCGGGTTGTTTTTTGCCAGCTCATCTATGACAACCTTGCTTCGGGTCCAGTTGGTAATCGATGGAGCTGATATGTCACGGCCGGTTTCTTTTTTTACCCAGGCCATCACAGCTTTTAGGGTGCTGCCACTTTCACGAAGCTTGGTTGCTGCGGTTTTAATGTGTAGCTCAAAACGCTCTGTTCTTGGATTACGCCTGGTTATCTCGTTCGCATTAAATAGGCTTGTAATCTCTTTTTGCAGGCAGTGGACAGATAGCTTTTTTATTTCTGCTATGCGGTCCAGTGGTAATCCATCAATATAAAGTTGCTTGATGCTGGTAGTTGGCAACTGTTGTGGTTTCTTAGGCAGGTGTCTATAACCAATAAATGCTTTTGCTTGTGGTGGCAGCTGATTGATTTGCATGTTTCTATCCTTTAAATGTGGTTATCAGTATCGTTATGACGGGCTCTGGGTCACAACTGGCAAGCACAAGCAATGCGAGCACTGCCGCAAACTGCAAGCATGTCACGATCATTCGTTTCGAAGTTTTCACGAATGTAGGTTTCAAGGTCAATGACTCGCCATTGACTGATGTGCTGATTAATTTCATCTTTAGACTGCTCATAGGTTCGCCCCATATAATTATCGTCTTGTTCATAGATCAACTGCATTACTTGGTCGATCATGTGTGCCCACTGGCTTCTGGTTGCGCTCATGCCTCACCTCGCTTGTCTGCTAGTTCAATATTGTGCTTTTGGCAAAACGCTTGAATCTCTTCATGGTCCTTAAAGAAGATGGTGACGATGGTATCGCCAATCACCATGTCTCCGGTGCAGTGTTCGGTACCCATGTCTTTATGGGTCGTTGATACAAAAGATTTAAAGTAGGCACCTTTTGCTCTGCCTGCATGCTTGGCTTGTATTCCTGTAGTGCTGAATCCGATCATATTATTAATTAACATTTGGTAACTCCGTTTGGCTTGCTTTTACTAGGCCTGGTTGTTTCTACTTAATTCATTAACAGGTAAGCGATGGCGAATGCTATTGCCCAAAATAGAAGTGCGATCATTAAGGCCGCTGGACACCCATCTTTGTCTGTTTTGTTTTGTATGCTGCTCATGGTTTGTT